ATAAAAAAATCGTTTAGATTCCTAAATACTGCTTTCTTCTTTTTACCGTTACTATTTTCGTATTCAACAACGTGCTCAATTTTTGGCATATTTTGGAAGAACGAGCTGACTTTTTTGTAATGTTCTACTGGCAACATTTCTAAAAACATATCTTGTTCTTCTTTCGTTTCTTGATCCCAAGGATATACATCATTCTCGTCCCATACAGCATCGATGCAAGACTTAATTAATTCATATGTAATCTCTGTGACATCAGTCATACCTTTAATTTTTTCTGAAACAGAAGGAGAAGGATATTTCATAATCAAACCAATGTTTCCGTCGAGCTCGAGCTTATTTGAATAGTCTTCTTTTTTCTGAACCTCAACTTCATTTAAATCCAACTGTAAGTCGTATTCAATGCCGTCATCGCTATCTGTTACTTTAAACTTAACGATGTTTCCAACCGATACGGCTCTGATCTTAATAAACAAATATTCTAAATCAAACGTAGCACACTTATCGATATTAAATGAATCATGCATAATACAGTTATTAATAACCTGTTTAATTGCATTGTATACTTCGTTTATTTCTCCTGTTTCTTTCGCTAAGAGAAGTATTTTTTCTTCTCGTACCAAAAACGGCCGATAAAAAATCTTATCACCTGTTGATGGTAAAGTAGCCTCAAATGTGGGACTACTAATCTTTGGTAAAGCCATGATGTAACTCCATTAACTAACTTCGAATCGTGTAAATCTGTAATTTGCAGATATTTTTGCTATTTCATCGTGTTGACCCCAACCTAATTGAATAGGTTCAACTACCATCGGGAACGCTTCAATAAATGTAATTTTTTTTGCCATGGCACCAGTTCTATTGTAAACAATCAATGTCATATCAACTGCATAATCTTGTAAAAACTTGGCGCCATATTTTTGTGAACCATCTAAGTCAACGATCTGATTTGCCCATTCTCGATACGTAGCATATATGTTTGCTTTCTCATCGACAGTATGCATCATCGTGACTTCTTGCGGGTTATATCTATAAGGTACATTATAAATCAGACCATTTCCATATGGAGAGAAGTTATCGACAGATAGAAATCCAACACCAGGCATCGATGCTGTTTCTGTTCTAAGATATATTTCTGTGCCATCACCTCCAGGAGGATTTACTATCAGCTCGTATTGACTAGCTGGTAGACTATCCTTAATCTGTGATTTCCATGAGTCGACATTAAAGCCCATTTTAATTTCTCTGAATAAATTGTTTTGAGTCTCGCCACACGACACTCTGTTGTTTCTTTCTAAATCTCTGTGTCGGAAGCATTAATGCGATATCCCATTCTTCGTATGGTATCCACAAGTATCGCGATCGAACTTGATTGGTCAAATATCTTTTGACCGTAGGCCTAAAGTATTTATACTTCGCGGCTGAATTAAGAAAACTATAACTCAATCGTAGTTTTTTTGACTCGCGAAGATTATCTTGTCTCTCGATATTATATAACCTATCCATTAATCTTGCTCTGAAAATAGGAGGTAGATAGTGGAGATTCATACCAAGAAAACCATCTGAATATCTTTCGAGAACAAAGATAAGAGGGAACATATCATAATACGGTAGTTTTTCTTTATGTTTTGGATCGTACATAAACATATACATACGACCTACATCTAAATCGACAAGCTTATTATAAGTGCGCGCTCTATTTTTTAATTCGCGTCTTGTATTAACGCTTTTAATTGAGGTAGCTTTATCACGATACCAATCGCGTGCATCTTCCGATCCAAATTCTATACCTTCTGCTTTGCCTTCATCTGCTATCTTCTGAAAGATATATGTTGCCATTAGAATTTTAATCCTAGTTCGTTTTCAGTGAGAATCACAAAATCCCATCCTCTCTCTTCACAGTATTTATTTGCTGCTTTCCATTTGGAAGAATTTACACCCCATGTCTTCACTTCGTATAAATACCTTTTAGTAAGTTTCTTTTGCGCGGTTGGCTCTACGGTTTCTTTATGAGGTTTTATCTCAATTACCACCGTATCAGTTCTACCTTCGCGATTGATCTTTTTGACCCAAAAATCTGGGAAATAACGATGTACTCTGCCATCTATCGGTGATCTGTACGGAATGATAAGCTCTTCACTTGCCCATTCTAACACACCTTTTTCATTATCTAGATAGCGCATGAAGAATAGTTCCCACCGACTTCTATAAATAATGTTGGCGGAATCACCTCGATACTTTTTCGGATTTTTAGGTTTAAAGACACCTTTATAAGTCTTAGCCATTTATCTATTTATAGGAATTCTCATGGCAGAAAAAACAACAGTCGACGGAGTTGGACCAGTTGCATCGCAGCTGAAAGAAAAATACAGCTCCCTTGAGCGTATACAATTAAGTGCTATCAAAAATCTTGGTGGTGCAGTCACACAGCGGCCAGGTGCCGGCGGTGGAGATGTAAGTCAAACTGTCACACGAATTAATCCTACACAGAAATCTGCAATGGAGATTGGCGCTAATATTGCTGCAAAGCTAGAAAGATCTGGTGCAGTCATCAGAACAGCCGAGAAATCATTGACAAGTGCAATCAATTCAACTGTATACGATAAAATACCACTCGCACAAAGAGCACGTAAACAAATTCCTGATTTAAATGAAGCTAAAAATCGTGTACCAAATCCTTATCCAAAAAGTATACAAGAAAAAATACAAGAGCGTAAAGATGTACTGTTAGGTGAAGAAGATTATCAATATAATGGAATTGTTTATCCTCCTGATTTGATAGCGCAAGCAGCTGCATGGGTTGAATTAGAATTTTTAACTTATGAGCGAGGTGCACCATTTGGTAAAGGTACTATCTCATCGACTTCTATCTTTAAACTTCCATTGCCAGACAACTTAAGTGTATATCATTCTGTTCGATTCGAAGAAAGAGATACGGGTATGTTGGGTGAATTGGCACAAACAGGATCTGCAGCCGCTGCAATCAGTAATGCACAAAATGAGTTAAACAAGAAAATTGGTGATATGGAAATTAGTAACCTTGTCAGTGGAATCACATCTGATGGTTTAGCTGAAGATGCTGCGAAAGTTGCAAAGCATGCTGCGTTTACTACATTAGTAGAAAGTGATCCAGTGTTAGGTGGTTTAGCAGGCTCAATTGCTGGTACTATTCCTAATCCGCATCCTACTGTATTCTTTAAAGGTGTGGATCTAAGGCAATTTGAATGGACTTGGCATTTCGTACCTCGTTCAGAGATAGAAGCCGCAACACTTGGTGTAGTATTAAAACAGCTAAAGAAACATATACTGCCTAAGAATGGCGGTACATTTATGGATTATCCTGATCTGTTACAGCCAAGAGTAGCACCAAATGATGAAGGATGGGGTAAATTCAGACGATGTGCTGTCAAAAACTTTAGCATTAACTTCACAGGCGAAGGCACTTCAGCTTTCTTTGTTAATGGTAAACCTGTTTCTGTTCGTTGTCAAATGTCATTTCAAGAAGTAGAAGCATTTATTAATCAGTCAGAAGGCTAATCAGATGTCAGATAGAACACAATATTTTCGAAAGTTTCCTATCACAATTTATAATGATGTGCCTGCTTTGAATATCTGTCGTCGAGTAGACTTTAACAATAAAGTAAAAGATTTTTTTACAGCATTCTATTCTTTTAACACACAAACTGGCGAAAAAATAGAAACAATCGCACATGATTATTATCGCGATGTTGATTTAGATTGGTTAATCTATCATACTAATGATATTGTCGATCCTTATCACGACGTTGGTCTCGATTACGATGACTTTGAGAATACAATTAAAAAGAAATATGGATCTATACGCTTAGCTAAATTAAAAACGGCCGTTTATCGTAATAATTATAGAGGAGACGAATCTATACTCAGTACTGATGGATATGCTGCTCTCGATGGTGATCGCAAAAAATATTGGTCACCCCAATTTGGTCCTACAGGTTTGATTGGTTATACAAGAAATACCGATGAGATGTATGCTTCAACTAATAGAATTATGTCATTCTCTTTTACGAGCACAGTAAGTAAAACGTTTACTAAAGGCGAAATCATTAAAGACACAGCTGATAGATATTCAGCAACTGTTGCTTCTGCAAATACAAGCTATGTAACATTCCAACATATTGAAGGCGGTTGGGATGCAGGTTCTAATTTTAGTGTAACTGGTGATGAGTCAAAAGTTACTATCGAATTTAATTATACAACCCGTAAAGTTTTACAAGATGTGATACCAATTGATGAGCAAGTATATTTTTCGAAGTATTCTTTCTATGATCTTGAAGATGATGCAAACGAAGCGCGCCGCAATATATTCTTAATTGAAGATTCATATACCGAAACTATTAACCAACAATTAGATGAGTTGATGAAGTAATGCAGGCAAAAGACGCTGGTGAGGTTATCATTGTTGGAGAGAAAATCTCTTTAAAAAAATTCAATGGTAGCGGCAATCTCAATATACACAATCAAGTCAAACGGATGGAGATAACCGAGTCACTCGATAATCATACTGTCACAGCTGACTTTTATCTTGCAGAAGGTATCGATCTACCAAATGAATATCCGTTAGGCGGAGAAGAACTCATTGAAGTAAGCATACAGACACCAGGAAAAGGTGTATGTAAATATAAGTTCTTTATTGAAGGTGTTAAAGCTATGAGAACTAATGATGAATCTAATCTGCGTTCTTATATACTGCGTTGTACGACGAAAGACTTTCTCAAAAATACATTTAAAGTATACACTAAAAGATATAAAGATAAAAAATATCACGAGGCACTTGCTGAAGTTATACAAACTGATCTCGGTGCTGAAGAATCATTACAAACAGTTGAGTCTACAAAAGGCAAATTTGATTATGTAGTCAACAATAAAAGACCGTTTCAAGTTGTCGATCTGATTAGAGAAAGAGCTGTTTCAGCTGAAGGTAATATCTCGTCTGTGTTCGTCTTTTATCAAGACCATAAAGGATACCATTTTACGACCGTTGAAAAGTTAATCGAAGACAGAAAAGGTGGCGCAGAAGGCAAAACGTTTGTTGCTGATACATCGAATAGAATATCAAACTATGAGGAAGTGATTAACGCTAGAAACATACTAGCGTATGAAACGACGACACAGGGTAGTTCTATTGATAAGGTAATGAAAGGCGCAATGTACACTCAGATAAGAGAACTTGATTTGCATCGTGGTACATATTATGATATGGAGGAATATATTAATCCTGCGCATCATGGTTCATTTAAAAAAACAGATGCGTCAAATGATTTTAACAGTGGTGATTATAATAGTTTTACTACTGAAATGCCAGGTGTAACTCGAATGGCAATCAAAGATGGTACTCGACCTGAAATGGAACACAATAAGAATATTCATTGGGGCAGAGGATTTACACCAAGAATGTTTCAATATGGTGTCAGATTTAGAACGTATGGCGATACTGATATGAGAGTAGGCGATGTGATAAAACTGAAGTTACCTATAATATCAGGTACAACAGGCGAGAGACCACAAAACAAAATATTCTCGCAGAATTATATTGTTACTAATCTCAAACACGTATGTCAGAAAACACAACAAGGTAGTTTCGAACACTATTTAATTATGGATGTGTCTAAGCCGAATCAATATGGCAGACCACTAGGATAATATATGGCTTATTATAGTTTAGGTGATAACTTCAATTGGTTTATGGGTCGAGTTGTTGAACTTGATCCTACAGAAGAAGAGAAGTATAAGCGTTATCTTGGCCGTGTTAAGATTCGTGTCTTGCACGATCAAACTGGTGATCTAGGCAAAGTTAAAAAATCATACGGTATAACAGATGATGATTTGTTATGGGCGTGGCCATTATCTTCTATTCAATCTGCTTCTCTTAGTTATCGTAAGATTGTCGAGTTAGAAGAATATCCTACTCCTTTTTGGATTGATGCTGTCGGTACATCTCCTACAGGTATTGCTGTTGGTACTTACGTATTTGGTTTTTACTTAGATGGACAGGAAGGGAACATACCTGTTATCTTTTCAACCTATCATAAAGATTCTTTATATCCTGAGCCACCTACTGATGACGCTACTGGTGAGATGTTACAGGTTAAACCGCCTGAGGGTCCAATGTTTGATTACATGGACGTATCAGCACTTGCGAAAGGATGGCACGAAGATAAAGAGCGAGATTTAAATCATCCGAAAGGACAAGAATATCCGCTTGCGACCGAGCCTGAACAAGGCGGTCAAATGTTGCCTAAGCATAAATCAACGGCAAATCCGGATGGTTACAAAAAAGGAATGATGAATCTCGTATGGGAACCTGCATCAGACTACAATACAAAATATCCTTTTAATACTGTACATACAACAAAATCAGGTCATGCTATTGAATTAGATGATACACAGGGACACGAGAGGATACAGTGGTGGCATCGATCAGGTTCGTACGAAGAAGTATCTAACAACTTACAAGGTACTACACCGTGGAGAGATGGACTGCCTGGTGAGTATCCCGAAACAATGTTAGGTTGGCAAGAGCCAATGAAAAATCATACGGTTGGTATACATCCTCCGTATGAAGGCAGACGAGTCCGTAAAACATATGCTAACGAATACAATATTATTCTAGAAAATAGAGAGCATTATGTAGGAGCATCAGAAAAGACTGAGATTGTAAATAATACTACTCGTGGTATCGGTAACAATCATATAGAGACAGTTGCTAATACTGTTTATATAGCAGTAGGTTTTTATCCACGAACAGCAAATAATGAATTAAAGGGTGAGTCAGCTCGTTATCAATTAGAAGATTCATGGGACAAAGAAACAAAATTCAGAGAAAACGCAGATAAGAAAGTCAAGCGTTTACCTGAAACAAGAAAATACGACTTTATTACAGACGTTGCTAATAACGTGCAGCTGTCTGTTGGTTGGACTTGGAAGAAAGCCAGAGAAATGGCTGTACACTCTGAGAAAAACCACTTTGTTGAGATAGCTAATAATCAATTAACATCTCTAGGCTGGATTCCACTTGACAATGAAGACGGTGATAAAGAAGGTCGAGTTGTACAAGAAACGAAAGATCAATACAATTATTATCTAGATATTAAATCGTCTTATTTTAATACTGTCGGTTGGAAACCATTCGACGAGGCAAGACAATACACAGACCTCGATACAACCAACTTTTATACAGATGTAAAAATGTCTGCATGGTTTAATGTTGGTTACAAACCGAAAGGTGATGATGCTCGTCTGATTAATTCTGAAGATAATTGGACTTATAATCTCGATGTCAAAGGCACAACGAGACAAACTACAGGCGATTGCCTATATTTGGCAGTCGGTAAGAAACCAAAAGATGAGAGAAAAAGAACAAAAGAAGACCAAGGAAGTTACTTCATTGATGTAAATAAGAAGATGGCAACATTTGTTGGTAATGATTACGGTCTAAAGACTCAAGGTAATTATACAATGGATGTTGTTGGTAATACATTAATGCACTTCAATCGTCTTGCTGTACTTGATGCAGAGAATGAATTAGTAATTAACTCAAAAATGGGTATTACATTAAATGCACCAAGTACAACTGTTTTAGGTCCGCTCTATACATCAGACGGTTTAGGTACAGAAAAAGCCGTATCCGGATCGTTTACGTGTTTGAATGGTACTACAGTAACAGTAACAAATGGTATTGTAACAGATATCACAAATAATTAAGGTAAGATTATGTCAGTATCAAATACAGTAGCACGACTAAAGGAAATGCAGGCAGAACTTGAAGCTGCAACCGGTGTTACAATGGTAGAACAACCGGGACCACCTGATGGTGTGATGGTTGCTATTCCTGGTGAATTTAGTTGTGAGCGATTAGAACTATTAGTTGAAGAACATATGAAGGTAGTTACTGATATTATTAAAAGTAAAACATCAGAGATTTCTTCGTTAATGTCTAACTACGCTCCTATCTTATCTCTACCATCTGATCCATTGAAGATTTTAAAGTGGGCGAAGAAAGTAGTATTAGGTATGGCAGAACCAGCTATTTCAGCGGCCATCGAGCTAGCGATTGATATTGCTCAACTCGCCGGGGCCCTTGCGGGTTTAGTCGGAGCTGTTGCCACTGCTGCTTCTCGATTAGCTAATTGTATTACTAATCTTGTACGTAATACTCTTCAGAATGTGATGGATGAGTTGATGGCTGGCGCAATTGAATTATATGATCAAGCAATTGGCATCTACGAAGGTTTGAAAGATCAAGCGCTTGATCAACTTGGATTTAATGAATTAAAAGAATTGTCTGCAACCGTAGACGGACAAGTCAATAACTTATTAAATACAGTAGATGATATAGAAGGTTCTGTAGACAGTTTGCAAAATAGTGTCGATCTGTTATCAGGCATTACAGTGCCCGCAACGTAGGATTAGAATATGGCAGATTGTAGAAATTGTGGTGAACCAAATAGTCCTGAGTGTCAGAACTGTACAAAGTGCGGTGCACCTGTCGGCGGCCGACGCAGCGGATTTACTGATGGCGGACCAAAAGCTATTTTTGGTTTCGGTTATATTGGCTCAACAGGTCCTGATAGTGGGTATAGACCAAATCAAAAATCTCGTCTTAGTTTAGTTGGTAGCACAGATCGATATCCTGGTTTTCAAGATAAGCCACCTTCTGGTTATGTTTTACCACAAATTGAGATACCTGTTGCAAATACTGTAGATTATGGTTCTGCGACATCATCTAATACATCTCTTTATATACCAGCAACAGACGCAGAAATTGGAAATGGTGCTGTAGACTATGTCAAGTTTGCCGAGAAAATGCAAGCTGACGCGAATCAATTAGCAGCAGATTTATTAGCATTAAAGAATGCTAAAGGTGTATCAGGTGGAGGAGCAGGCAGTACTGTACCTGATGGACCTGATTGTAATACAGATGTAGAATATCCTGCAAATACGTTTACGATTGAAGTTAAATCCAAATTTGAAGTTGTACCATGTGAAGATCCTGTTCCAGCTGAATTTACATGTTCAACATTTACTGTGACAGGTAATGATACAGTTACTCTAACAAACGGCACGATTACTATTACGATGAACGGTAGTGCTTTATCAATTAGTGGCGCAACAGGTACACTGGATTTAGGAGCATTAAATATTACTACAACTGGTGATATAACAGCTGGTGGTAAGAGTCTTAAAACTCATACACATAGTTCTGGTACATTATCTGGTACTGCAAATGGTGAACCTGTAAGCATCAGTGGTAACACATCTCAGCCAAGTTAATAAATAACAATTAAAAGAGAAAACAATGGGCGTTAAGACAGCAAAAGGATACGAAGAATATCAAAATTCGGCAAAGAACCGAGATTTGTTTAGCGACTTTAATCAATCATTTTTACCTCACCCAAACACCGGCCAAATTATTCGTAAAACAAATGTTGATGCTGTAAAGATGTCATTACGTAATCTGGTGTTGACTAATAAATATGAAAGGTTAAGAAATCCAAGTTTTGGTGGAAATGTCCGCAGATGGTTATTCGAACCATCTACTGATTTAGAAGGTATTACTCGCGAAATCGAAAGACATATCAAAGAAATAGTTAGAAATAACGAGCCTCGAGTACGTTTACTTGAGGTCAGAGCTACGGGCGATAATGATCAAAATATGGTAAATGTGTATATACAGTTTAGTATCGTAACATCAGAACGAGACGAAGATCTCAATATCACGCTATACAGAGTAAGATAAAATGGCTATTACAAGCAACGATCTCACAACACTTGATTTCGAAACAGTCAAAGATAATTTAAAGACTTATCTAAAAGGTCAAGATTTATTTAAAGACTATGACTTTGAAGCATCGAATATTAGTGTATTGCTGGACATTCTTGCATATAATACGAATCTTAACGGTTTCTATTTAAACATGATTGCAAATGAGATGTTCCTCGATTCTGCTATGCTTCGAGACTCTATTATATCACACGCAAAAGAACTCAACTATTTGCCAAGATCATTTAGATCAGCACAAGCAACTATTAAAATAACGTTGAGTGATACATCCGATAATTCTACTGTATTGATTCCACGCGGTACTACATTTACAGGCAGATCTAATAATAAGAATTTTACGTTTACTACTGCTGAAAACGTTCAAGCAGGAAGTACAGCTGTTGCTAATCAGTTTGTAGCTAATAATGTAACTATATACGAAGGAGATTACGTACAAGATACGTATGTCACTGATAATAGTTCTCAACCTCGTTTTCTTATCACAAACAAAACAGTCGATACAAATAGTTTAAAGGTAATTGTAATCGAAGATAATGGCGCAGTAACATTGACATACGAAAGACGTGATTCTCTTTTTGGAATTGGCGCAACTGATCAAGTATTCTTTATACAAGCTGCCGAAAATGATACGTATGAAATTTTATTTGGTGATGGTGTTATAGGTAGACAACCTAAGAACAACTCTATTGTACTTATTGAGTATCGTGCTTGCAACGGCGAATTGCCAAATGGTCTTCAAGTGTTTACTGCTGACGATGATGTTGGTTCTGCGACGGTAAGCTCTGTTGAGACAGTGTCAAAAGCATCAGGCGGTTCTATTCCTGAAACACTTGAATCGATTAAGTTTAATGCACCGCGAGCATTTACAACTCAAGAGCGTGTTGTAACTGCACAAGATTATGCTACATTACTCAAAGCAAACTTTTCAGAAATCAATGACGTAGCTGCATTTGGTGGAGAAGAATTTGATCCACCTCAATTTGGAAAAGTTATTGTATCTGTAGATTTAAAGAATACAGATTTATTGCCGGATAGTTATCGAGAAAAATACAGATCATTTATTGCACCTCGCAGCCCCTTGTCAATCGATCCAGTCTTTGTGAAACCCGAATATCTGTACTTGTCAATTGATACGAAAGTTAAATATGACATTTCACAGACTTCATTGGGTGTTGATGACATTAAGAGTCTTGTTGTATCATCTATTCAAGCATTTAACGAAAATAATTTAAATGGTTTTAATAAGACGATGCGATACAGTAAAATGATCGCAGCGATTGATGGTTCGCAAAATGCAATCATCAGTAATGACACAATTGTAAAGGCAACTCAATATCTGCCTCTCGTAATCGGTGAGAGACAATCATACAAACTTGATTTTGCAATGACACTCAACGATACATTCGGTCATAGAATTAAAGAACAAAAAGTAAATGAATCTACTACTGTTAAATCAGGTAAGTTTAGTTTTAATGGATTGACTTCAAATATTGCTGATGACGGTAAAGGAGCATTGGTTGTTGTTTGTGAACCAGATGGTGGCGGTGATGCAATAGTATTAGCAACTGTTGGTAGTATCGATTATAATTTAGGCGTTTTGATTTTGGATGATTTTGCTACATCTGATCAACAATCTCAATTGAAGTTTACTGTAGTACCAAAAGAACGAGATATACCATCAATCAAAACATCCATTCTTCGAGTACTTGACGAAGATATTGTTGTACAAGTCGAACAGGTACGATTAAGTGGCTAGAGACCTCACGAAGGACATATCACAGCTTGTAAAGAACCAATTCCCATCATTCTATCATGATGAAGGGGAAATGTTCATTGCTTTTGTAAAAGCATATTATGAGTGGTTAGAATCTAATAATCAAGCTTTGTACCATAGCAGGCGTTTGACCGAATACAAAGATATCGATAAAACAATCGATGATTTTATCATTGACTTTAAAAACAAATATCTTTCTGATGTACAGTTCAACGTTGCTACTAATAAAAGATTGTTTGTTAAGAACGCATTAGAATTTTATCGTGCGAAAGGTTCACCACGAGCTGTTGATCTTTTCTTTAAATTAATCTATGGACTAGAAGCAAGAGTATATGAGCCATCGCGAGATCTGTTTAGACTTTCGGATAATGAATGGACAAACGAACGTTACTTAGAACTTCTACCTTCTGATAAAAACTTAAATTTTGTAGGAAAACAAATCTTCGGTTCAATTTCAGGTGCAACTGCATTTGCTGAAAAACTTGTTCGAGTTAAAACTGGTACTAAATTCGTTGAAGTATTATATCTGTCTGGATTATCAGATAACTTTATTACAAACGAATTAATATTCGCTTATGATATTGATCAAAGTTTAACAGACGAATTTAGAAATGAGGTAGTTGGATCCCTCACACATTTTACTATTACATCTTCTGATGCCAATTTTAAAGTTGGTGAAAGATTGTATGTTAAAACTGGCTCTGGCAAAAAAGCTCAAGTAATTGTTGCGGCTGTTCAAAATGCGGTTGGTGTTGTTAGCTTTAACTTTATAGATGGAGGTTGGGGTTTTTCTACAAATGCACAAGTTATTGGATCTGAAAAGACACTTACATTAGATGATGTAAGATTTACTAACAACGGTTATTTTTATCATAATTTTCCCTTTGAGCAGTTTACGACAGCTAAACAAGATCTCATACAGATTAATCTCGAAACGACTAACACAGCGTCAACAACTGCCGCTCTCGCCCTCAATACAGGAACAAATCTCTTTGCTACAATAGGTGATGTGAATGGCGCTCGTACTGTATGGGAAGGTATTTTGGTTGATAAGAGTATTCCTAACTCGACTCTTACTATCAACTATACCAAATCTTCATATACTAATAATTTGACAGACGATGGCAGACCAATTAGTGGCAATAACGAGATTACATTCTTATATTCAGGTATAGATCCAGAATACTACAACAGTGCGATTAATAATGTTACAGGCGATGGTAGCGACTTCTTTAAACGAGAACTCCACGTAAATGGTGTAAGGATTATGGGTGCTGGCACTGTTGGTGGACAAACAGCAGTACCAGATGCTTGGTTAGAAAAAGTTGGTCGTATGTTCGAACTGTTTACAGATCCTACCGGTACTGATATTAATGAATCTGCACAAAGAACTGTAATTAAAACATTAAACGGAGATAACGGTACTTATCATGCTGGACTACCAACTCTACAGAGAGTAGCAAGAGGTGCTGGTGCAGACTATAGCACAAACTTCTTGACCGACCCGGGTATTATATTTTGGAATTTAACAAACTTATTTGATACTCACGTACACAACGACATGGTGTGGTATCTAAACTCAACGGGCAGTGGGTATGGAGTCGGCGAAGATGATGCACAAGAAGTTATTGAACACGTTTTCCACACACTGCACATGCACGGTCTTAATGCAGTATCATTAAAGTTGTATCCGCAGACAAGTGCAGACTGGAATTCAGGTCCATTATATAATGCAATGGTAGAAGCATACGATGGCGGATTTTGGGACTCATCCGGATATGGTGGAGCAAACTTTAAGACTGATCCAGATGCATTTGAAGTTGCGGCAAAAGAATATTTGTATTTGTTAAACTTCTGTATGTTTGACTACTCTGACTTGTGGGACGGTGATAGTCTTGCTCCTGAGTGGTCTGATACTGTTAAGACTCCAGCAGGTATACAAGCAAATTTACCGCTAGGTTACGCATTACACAACACATACATTGCTCCTGTTATTAGTAAGCCATCACTCGCTACTATTAATAGCATATTCCAAGATGGCAATACTCCATTACAAGACGATCCAAGTTT